TTGAAACTTGGGTTTTTGTAACAACGTCATCGTGCGGTCCATTGGGTCTAAGTCTTTATATCTCTTGATAATCGCCGGCTGTTTTTTAGGTTCAAAAATTTCTTGTAGTGGTGTAGGGCGCAAGAGTGTTCTTTCCGGTTCGAATGTTGGGGTCGCATGAGCCACAAAGGGTGTGTTATCGTCGGACAAACCAAATGGAATATCTACGTGCGTTTGTGCAGAATAGGCTATGCTCTTAATCGTGGCTTCCACAATTTCTTGAGTGATGATAAAACCCAACCCGCTCGAGCCGTTCCCGGCTGTATGCATGGCGAGTATTTTCCTGTTCATTGTGGGTTCCAAGATGGAGATGAGGGCACCACAGTCACCGCTCATTGTTTCAAATCCATCATAATGTATGCCATGATTTGCGGCAATCGTCCAGTTTGGCACGTCCTCTTGTACGCTCTCGACTGTAATGAGTTTGGTTGTAAGTTCTCCCCTTCCTACAGTGCGAATGAGATCACCTTCACGCAAGAAGGTAGAGCGCACCGTGTATTTCTTTGATTGTATGTCTTCCGCTTTAACAAAATGACGCACGATATCGGTGTGCGAACGAAAAGTTTTCGGGAGTACGATGAAAGATAAGTCCAAGCTAGGATGGTGCATCAAATGAGACTCAGACTGCCTAATGTAATAATTACGGCTAGCCTTGTCTCGCAGCTGGAAATTGTCAAATTTGCTCAACGCTAAAGCAACGTGCTTATTTAGGATTCCAATCCGCCCGCGCACTAACGTGATGTACCCCATTGTCTTGTTGTTTTCCAAGGTAATCGCGTAAGTGTTTTGTGTGACTTGGCGCATAATATGTTCTGCTGTCGGATCAATTTGGCCTTCTGCACGCATACCATATGCGGGTCGTTTGTGACTTTTAGCTCCATCGCGGCTGATGAATGTTTCGCTTGTTGCTGTGGCGGGAACAATGTAGTCGTCCAAAGAAATAGTTGTTTTGTCCTCTTTGTCTTGGTCGTGATCAACGAATTTCAAAATCCCTTTGACAAAGATCTTGCATATCAAGTATTGAAGGAAGACTGAACAAACTGTTATTCCCAAGGATTGGAAATACTGTGCATGATCGACAAACCATTCTAAGATCTTCGACATGGTGCTCGGCACTTTGTTGACTGTTTGTTTCACAACGGACAAGAAATCTATTCTGGCAATCCTTTGTAATGGTGTTAATTGGGTTTCCCCGCGGCAAATTCGCAAAAACTTCTTGAAATACCAATAAGGACTTCCTGAATTGTTCGATTGGGTTGTTTCGTCGACGTTTGTGTCAATTGTTTTCCCGTACACTTCCTCCAGTAACGCCCTAAGTTGGCGCAGATTTTCATTGCTTACTGGCTCCAGATACATTTCTTCTGTTTGGGTGACTTGTGGAACCAGCGCTTGTGACCGAAACTTTTTAAGCATCGGTGGTTCGCGCGCCGTGCTAGCTCCATTGGAAATGAGTTTGCTCCAGGCGGAATCAAGTTGACTAGGGGTATAGACTTTTGGTGCCAATCTCCTCTGCTTGAGTAGCGTGCCCCGCTCGTCTAGTGCTTTCTCTCTCATGTCAAGTTTTTCGCGTAATAGCCAAACTAACTCATCATAATTGCAAACTTTCACTTTGTAGTCGTCTTGATACAAGTGGAACTCATACACCGAAGTGTCTAGAGCAGTTGTGGGTGCGCGTGGTCTTTCAACGCGTACTTTTACATCTATGCGTCTGGCTAGCGCTTGCGGATATGTGATAGATTTGGCGTCGAAATTTAGCGTGTTGGTAGTGACGACAACAAGCTTAGATCGAAAGAAGCTTTTTGCTTTATCGGATAGTTCCGCCATGGGTAATGGAAAAGGCGCGGTGTTCTTCATGCGGATCATGTCTAAAATTTCAGGATTCGGGTTGGTTGGGGTATCCACCAGCTGCATAAAATCATCTAAAAGAAGTGCTTGTTGTCCTGTATAGCCGTCCCAATAGGATGAACTTGGATTGCGTGTAAAGATGTGGTTTGCAATAGTATCATCGGGTCCGGTCCATGTAATGCGGTCAAATAAGACGTCTTGGGCCAAGACTTCAACTAAAGTAGATTTACCGATGCCTGATTCACCGTACAGCTGGATGACGACTGGTTCAACGCGCGATTGGGACACCTTGTGTGCCGAAGCTAGCGCGAGTCGTTTCCATTCATCTAAAGTGCGCTCGATGTAGCGAACTGCTGGTGTAAAGGCTCGTACTCTGCGCAAATCAGCGTCCTTATATAACCTTTGCAAATCCGAGCACATTTCCATCACTCTCTCACAGTGCGAGCGAGATGTTCTTAGTTTCTCGACTCCCTCTTCCGCTTCGAATATCTCCATGTTCTCAACTAGTGTTTTAAATTTTGTTGAGGCCACAAGGCATTCCTCCAAAACTAACGGTTCACCATGGACTTTCTCATATATAACAGGGAATAGCTCATTCCAAGTCCTGTGCATAACTGTCGATAGTGATGTTAGCGCTGCTAAAGAGGTACCCATTGCAAATGCTCTTTGC